AAAAGCAGTAAGCAGTCCAAGGTCAGCCGCATCGACCGCAGCAAGGCCCTGGCCGCTCAGGCCGACGAGGCCATCAAGGAGCGCATCCGGACGGCGCCGGCCTATATGTACACCAGCCTGTGCCCGGTTCCGGAGCTGCGGGAGCCGCCGAAGGGAGTGATATGGTACTATGAGACAATGTTACATAGACAACGGGCGTCACGGGTGTGATGGCCAGCGCAACAACAAGGGCAGGATACGGTACGGGTGCTGGGCGTGTCCGCATCTGGATGCGGGAGGAGGTGATGCCGGTGAAGCAGGCAGAAGCACTGGAAGAAGTGGCAAGGCTGGCCGCAAAGGAAGCGGTCAAAGAACATGAAAAACAGACACAGAGAAATAAGCGCACAAAGATTTTCCAGAATACTAAGAAGTTGATGGAGAATTATAACAGAATTTGTCAGAGTGTGGAGGAGGGCGTGGCGGAGCTTTCTGATATGGACAATAGGGAAGAACTGGAGGAGTTCACGGAGGAGGATATTTTTATCAACAGCATTCTTAAGAGCAAGCTCCGGAGCGTTGTCATGATAGGTCACATAGACAAGTGCCTGAAGCTCCTGGAGGATGAGGAGTGTCGGAAAAATACGCATGAGAAGTATCTGGCCTTTAAGTATTTCTACCTGGATGGGATGACATACGAGAATATTGCAGAGATTTACGGATATGGAGAGCGGACGGCCAGACGGTGGATAACGGAACTTACAGGGATACTTAGTGTATATCTCTTTGGTGCAGACGCCCTTATGTTGGATTAGGGCCTTGACAGGAGCATGTCAAAATCGTGTCCTTGCCATGTCCGTTTGGACGATTTATAATTGTAATATGCAAAATTAGGTGATACGAAAAAGACTTAATTTTTCACTCCCCTACAATGAGCAGCTGTCTGGTATGTAACTGGATGGCTGCTTTTGTTTTCAAAGAAAGAGAGGTTTTAATTATGAATGAGAAAGCAAGCTGTATTACGATTAACTGTGGGTGTTGTGGAAGCAACGGAGAGGATACGTTTCCGTTTGAGGCATTGTATAAAATCAATGGAGTCGTAGGAGCTTTAAATGATGCGCCTATTCCTTATCCTGATTTATGTAATAGTGAAAATTTTTTGCCAATTTCACTTATGATAAGAGCGCAGGATGGAGTGGGGTATTTCAACTGTGCACACGGCAGTGCTTATATACAGACTATGAAGGAAGGGTTTGTAATAGCTGCTAGAAACGAACCATTTGTTGGTAGGGAGTGCATTTGTCTATTTGGAAGAATATGATAAATGGATAACTCGTAATTGTAAAGCTCCTTGATTTACGGCCGCCAGGTATCACACCCTGGTGGCTGACTAACCGGTATTGTGTAATCTCTCATAAGACAGACCTGTACATTAACGGACAATGCCGCAGGGTACACAAGCGGTGAGGTATCTGGTTTTATCCCCCATGACATTTTCCGGATACGTAGATTTTCTCCTTTGAATATGTCCCTGCTGATACGGTGGGGGCTTTTCTTTTGTCAGATTTTGGTGTATTATAAAGTAAAAAATGTAAAAATGTATGAGTTACAAAGGATTTTACAATTCAGGAGGAAAATTTATGGTGTATGGTAGTGGTGGTATATATCTAGTTAGGGGAGTTCAAGAAAAGAATAGTCCGGTAGTTGTATTAGATCAATCAGGAAATACTTTAAGAGTTATACAAATTAGTTCTAAAAAGCATATAAATAATCAGAATGCATGGATAATGCGTACTTTGATAAAAGAAACACCAGTAATAGTTTCTTTGAAATTCGATAAAATACTTAAGATTCCTACATCCGATATTATAACCCAGCTGGGGCAGATTAGTTCAGAAGAAATAGCAGAAATTCGTGATAAAGTCCGTGAATTTGAACAAAAAGGTGAAACGCTAGACACCAGTGGAAGTGAACAAGAAATAAAAGAATACGGCGATAAAATTAAGCTTTCGGATGATTATTTTATTGAAATAAAAGATATGCTTACGCAGCTCAACTCACCCAAAGCGCGCTGGAAAGAGAGAATATTTGCCTTTTTATTTGGACTAATAGCTTCTGGTATAGTTACAGCAATAGCAGAATTATTATAAATATAAATCATATAAAAGAGTTTTGGCTTTTACGAGCAGGCACTTTTATTGGTTGGAGGTGAGTCTGGATGGCATTAACGCCAAAACAGAAGATATTTGCAGATGAATACTTAATTGACCTTAATGCCACCAGGGCTTACAAGGTGGCGTATCCGAGCTGCAAAAAGGATGATACGGCAGCAGTCAACGGAAGCAGGATGCTAAGAAATGCTAAGGTTGCGGAATATATACAAGAGCGCATGAAAGAACGGGAGAAGCGTACTGAGATTACGCAGGACTGGGTATTGGAGGAACTGCGCAAGATTGCCAGCGTTAACGGAACCGATTTTGCACAGGTTGTGCGAGAGCCGGTCATCCGTAATAACTCTTATGTGGTGGATCCCGATACTGGCCAGGTGCGGACAAGGGATGTGGTCAGGATAATCCCGACAGCGGAACTGCCAGAAGAAAAACGGGCGGCTATCTCCGTAATCAAGGAAACAAAGTTTGGAATAAATGTGGAAACCTATGACAGGTTAAGAGCCTTGGAGCTCCTGGGGCGCCATCTGGGGATGTTCAAAGACAAGGTGGAGCTGTCCGGCCAGGTCGATATTAATAATCCTTACGCCGGACTGACAACCGAAGAATTGAAGAAGCTGATACATGGTGGATAGAGAGACCATAATCAGAGGGGCGAAGATAGAGCTTGCAAGACGCGAGTTCTTTTTTTATTGCAATTTAAAAGCTCCTGACTTCTACAAAGAAGACAGACAGTACCTGGTTGACCTCTGCAGCGAGTTCCAGGACTTCATTCAGTCTAAGGATGAGGTTATGGTGGTCAACGAACCACCCAGGCATGGCAAGAGCCGGACGGCAGGCCTCCTGGTTGAATGGGTGTTAGGTAATGACCGGACACAGAAAATCATGACCGGTTCCTACAATGAGACGCTCTCAACCATGTTCTCAAAGAATGTCCGCAACGACATCCAGGAGGAGAAAGCAGATGAGAACCGGATTGTATTCTCCGATATCTTCCCGGGGGTATCCATCAAGCGCGGTGACGGCGCCATGAATCTCTGGAGCCTGGAGGGCGGATACAACAACTACCTGGCCACGTCCCCGACCGGTACAGCAACAGGTTTCGGTGCGTCTCTGCTTATCATTGATGACCTCATCAAAAACGCCGAGGAGGCCAACAACGAGCTGACCAAAGAGAAGCACTGGACCTGGTTCACGGACACAATGCTGTCCCGTCTGGAAGAGGGCGGGAAGATTATCATTATCATGACCCGATGGGCCAGTGATGACCTGGCAGGCCGGGCGCTGGAACATTTCAAGGAGGCTGGGGCTAGGATGCGGCATATCTCCATGAAGGCCCTGCAGGATGATGGGACAATGCTATGCTCTGAAGTCTTGTCAAGGAAGTCCTACGAAGCCAAGATTAAGGCCATGGGCGCCGACATAGCATCTGCCAACTACCAGCAGGAGCCTATTGACTTAAAGGGCAGGCTGTACACCAGCTTTAAGACCTACTCTGGGGAGCTGCCGCAGTTTAAGGAGATTCGGAACTACACTGACACAGCGGATACCGGCGAGGATTACCTTTGCAGCATCAATTACGGCGTGACGTTTGCCGATGAGGCTTATGTTCTGGATGTGCTGTACACAAAAGAACCCATGGAGGTTACGGAACTTGCCATGGCCAGGATGCTGCTGTACGGGGAAGTAAACCTGGCCAGGATTGAGTCTAACAATGGCGGACGCGGGTTTGCACGTAATGTGCGCCGCATCCTGGAGAAGGAACTGGGAAGCAATTACACCGCGATTAAGTGGTTTACGCAGACGCATAACAAGCAGGCCAGGATATATTCCAATTCTTCCTGGGTAATGCAACATATATATTTCCCGGAGGACTGGAAAAACCGCTGGCCAGAATACCATAATGCATTGATAAAATACCAGCGCGAGGGCCAGAACAAGCATGATGATGCCCCGGATGCCACGACAGGCATTGCAGAGAACTGTGCAAGGAAGGGTGGAATCTCAGTGTTAAAGTAAAGGAGGTGGTGGGATGCCACAGGCCATGACGATTGATATTGTAAAGGAACTAATAAAGAGCTATTCCGCAGGGCACCGACGTTTTGTCCGGGAGTCCAAGGCGGCAGAACGGTATTATGAGAATAAGAATGATATTCTTTTTGGTATAGGGAAGAAACGGGATAATGACCCGCTGAGAAATGCGGATAACCGGATACCGCGGAACTTTCACGGCCTGCTGGTCAACCAGAAGGCTGCTTATATGTTTTCAGCGCCGCCGCTGTTTGATGTGGGAAATGAAAAGGCGAATAGGCAGATAGCAGACCTGCTGGGGGATAAATACGCCAAGGTATGCAAGGACTTATGCATAAAGGCCTCAAACTGCAAGGTGGCGTGGCTGCACTACTGGAAGGATGATGACGGGCAATGGAAGTATGGGGTTATTGACCCAAAGCAGATTATCCCAGTCTATTCCGCGGACTTGGACCGCCAGCTGGATGCCGTGCTACGGAACTATAAAACCAGGGATGTTATTGACGGTAAAGCCGTCTATGTGTGGGAGTATTGGACGGCAGAAAAATGCTATGTGTATAAAAAGAAAAGCAGTTCCATTTCTGAAACAGGGTTGGAGCCGTATAACGCATATGAGCTGACCGGCTCCCCGGATGAGAGTGTGGAGCAGACGAATGTGTTTGAGCATGGTTTTGGAGAGGTGCCATTCATCCCATTTTATAACAATAATATTCCCACAGATGATTTAACCAATATAAAGCTGCTGTCAGATGCCTATGACAAGGTATTCAGCGGCTTTTTAAATGACCTCGAGGACACGCAGGAAATCATATTTATACTGACTAACTATGGGGGCCAGGACCTTAAGTCTTTCATTGCGGAATTGAAAGAATATAAGGCAATTAAGGTGGAGACTGACGGCGCTGGAGGGAGCGGAGGTGTGGAGGCCTTGACTATCAGTATTCCGATAGAGGCCAGAGAGAAATTTCTGGAGATTACCAGGAAAGCAATCTTTGAACAGGGAATGGGTGTGGATCCGGATCCGCAGAAGTTTGGAAATACCTCCGGGGAAGCACTGAAATACCTGTACTCCCTTTTGGAGCTGAAGGCGGGCCTGATGGAGACGGAGTTTAAGCTGGGGTTTGGCCGGTTGGTACGGGCCATATGTCATCATCTGGGGGCCGAGTGTAAGCAGATAACGCAGACATGGACCAGGACGGCTATCCGGAGTGAATCGGAACTGGCTGACATCGCTACAAAAAGCACGGGCGTCATCTCCCATAAGACCATTCTTAAGAATCATCCATGGGTGGAAAATGCAGAGGAGGAAGAAAAGCAGCTGAAGAAGGAAGAAGATGAAAATGCGCAGAAGGTAGATTTGTACCAGCTGGCATTCAAGCAGCAGGGAAAACAGGAGAAAGAGGAAGGCGGTGAAGAAGATGGAGAACAGAGAACTTAAGACCTGTGAGTTGGTAGCAGAATTAGAAAGGCGGGAGGGCGTGAAAAAAATTATTGCAGAGCCTTACCAGTTAAAGGATATTTCAGTGGAAGGCCCTGCTGTGATTCTTATGATTACCGATTAACTAATTTGCTGATATCGGTAACGTCCCTTTATGTAAGCAGCTAAATACTTACCATGTGAGGAAGCTGACATCAGTCCACTGTATACAGATTGTGGAACATCATAATATGCGTACAACCCCCCAGAGTTAAAGCGTACATATAAAGTTGTTCCTTCGTATCCAATGGACGAGATGTTAGATGATGAAACTGGAATCATATTCATAGGAAAATCTCCTTTCTTTATGTACTCAGCCTGGGCAGGGCCTGTAAGTATAGTATAGCCTGGAGGGGGAGAGAATGCAATGAGAGGAGGTGTGCTCCACGGCTAAAAATACAGACTATTGGGGAAAACGCATGGCTTCCCTGGAGGATGACCAGTACCAGCGCAGCGCAGCCTATTACAAGGATGTCCAGCGCCAGTACATAAGAGCCACCAACAGTATCCAGATGGACATTGGCCGGTGGTACCAGCGTCTGGCAGACAACAATGACATCAGTTATGCGGGTGCCAAGAAGCTGCTTAAGAAGAATGAGTTGGAAGAGTTCAAGTGGACAGTCGAGGATTACATAAAAGCCGGAGAGGAAAATGCAGTTGACCAGCGCTGGATGAAGGAACTGGAGAATGCATCCGCTCGCCACCATATATCCTACCTGGAGGCAATGAAGCTTCAGATGCAGCAGCACGCAGAGCTGTTATCAACGGAGTTCGAGGGGGGGATGACGGATTACCTGCATAAGGCCTATGGGGAGCAGTATTACCGAACCGCTTTTGAGGTGGCGAAAGGGACCGGGGCAGGAACCAATCTGGCCCGGCTGGATGGCAGGAAGATAGAAGCTGTCATCAAAAGGCCATGGGCGCAGGATGGGGAGGACTTCTCGAGCCGTATCTGGACAAATAAGGATAAATTAGTCAGAAACCTGCATACTGAGCTGACGCAGAACATCATCCGTGGTGAGTCTCCTCAGAAAGCCGTAGACAGCCTGTCAAAGACCATGGAGGTCAGTCGGAGTCAGGCCGGGCGCCTCATCATGACTGAATCCGCGGCCATCTCATCGGCGGCTCAAAAGGACTGCTTGAAGGAACTGGGAGTGGAGAAGTATGAGATTCTGGCCACGCTGGACGGCCAAACCTCTGAAATATGCAGGGATATGGACGGTAAGGTCTTTGACATGAAGGATTACAAGGTGGGCATTACAGCACCGCCTTTTCACCCCAATTGCAGGTCCACCACGGTGCCGTACTTTGACGATGAGTTTACAGAAGGGGAACAGCGGGCTGCTAGGGATGGGGACGGAAAGACATATTATGTTCCGGCGGACATGAAGTACCGGGAGTGGGAAAAGCGGTTTGTTGTTGAAATGCAGATAGAACCTGATATAATGAAGTCAGGAGCAGTAAGCGGGGCGAGGAATCCGAATGGAAATGCTGCGAAAGATCATGCAGAAAGATACTACGGGCTTGTACGGAGTATGAAAACCGATGTTCCTAAAATCGCAAAATCAACAGGTTATTCAGAGGAGCAGATTCAGGAGATTAAGAACTTTATTTTCTTGGATAAGCATGACCTGGGCGGCCCAGAACCAGAATATTTCGCGCCCGATTATATGATGGCCGAATCGTGGAGAAGACTGATTGATGGAAAACCGGAGTCGCACGATCTGACGCTCCTAAAGCATGAGATTAAGGAAAAGGAATTAATAGGCCAAGGATACAGTCAGGATGAAGCACATAGACTGACATCAGCGGAATATAATTACAGCAAGGAGGCGAGTAAATTCTATGCTAAAATTAAAAAATATAAAAAGGAATAACCGTGTCATAGAATGTGACATTATTCCGGAAGATAGTAAGCAAAAAGGGCATGTGGTAGTTGACATAGCTTCCGGTAATCTTCGTGAATACAGCCTGCCAGAGGGATATGAGTGGTGTAGAAATCATGTTAACCACGCACAAATCGAGTTGTTAAAATTATCAAGGGAAAAGAATATGCCAGATGAGAAATTAGTCATGTGGTATTAGTACCACCAGTCAGCAAAGGGCCGGTGGTATTTTATTTTGTCGCGATAATTGAAATAACTAAGTTTAAATGAGCACGCGGGACTATCCCGGGTGTTATTTTTACGTCCAAAAGAAAGGAAGAGACTATGAAAAAAGAAGATTTTGTCGCTCTGGGCATCAGCGAGGAGCTGGCATCCAAAGCGGAGCGGGAATCAAAGAAGGAGTTGGAGGGCTACGTCCCTAAAACGGACCTGGAGGCCCTCAACGCCACAAAGGTCCAACTGGAGAAAGACATCAAGACCAGGGACAAACAATTGGAGGAACTGAAGAAGGCCAGTGGCAGCAGCGAGGAGCTCCAGAAACAGATTACGGACCTGCAGGCAGAGAATAAGGCTGCCAAAGAGAAATATGAGGCGGATATGAAGGAACTGAAGCTGACCACCGCCATCAAACTTGCAATCGGTGACTCCGCCCATGACGCTGACCTTGTGTCCGGACTTGTTGATAAAAGCAAGCTGCTCCTAGGGGACGACGGGAAAGTCACTGGCCTTGAAGAACAGGTGAAGGCACTGAAGGAAGGTAAGGCGTTCCTGTTCAAGGATTCTACTCCTGCGGCCGTCAGGCAGGGAAGCGGAAAAACCGGTTATAAACCCAAGGCCGGCGAGACATCAGAGGGTGGATGGGCCAAGACAGTGGCGGAGAGCCTGAACAAAGAAACCTCAAAAAACCCCTATGCGGATGCATGGGCAACAAAATAGAGAAAGAGAGGAAATGACATGTATTTAGTAAAGAAGACGTACGATAATTCTCCGGAGTTTCTGCGGAATGAGTATTATGAGAACATCACCTGTACGGTACTGGACACCGGGGTGACAGCGGACGCCGAAGGGAAAAAATTTGTTCTGGCAGGCAGCCTGCTGGACAAGGATGGAAAGGTGGTAAAGGTTGCGCGCAGCGGGAGCTCCGGGGCTTATACGTACACATTTTCCACGGAACCCGTTGGCATTCTTTTCGCAACCACTGAGGTCACATACGGACAGCAGGCTGGGGCCCTGATGATTGCCGGTTCCGTCAACACGGAGCGGCTGCAGGGGGAATACCTGGTTGATGCTGTGGACCAGATGGTGAAAAAGATGCCATTTATTAAATTTTTTGTGGATGGGAGCCTGCAGGTCAAGGCTGCCACACCCACAGTATAAGGAGGATTAAGACATGCCAAGAGTAGAAGAATTATTAACACCACAGGAGCTGATTGATTATACGAAAGAAAGGCAGACCGAAGCCTATATGGGTGAGTTGCTTTTTCCGGAACGTAAGACCGAAGCAATGGAAATTAAGATGATTAAGGGTGCGTCCGACCTTCCTGTATCTGCCCATATTCATGCGTTTGATACGGAGACAGAACTGGGCTCCAGAGAAGGCGCTGATTACAGCATGCAGGACCTGGCCCTTATCAAGAGGAGAATCCGCCTGGGCGAGAAGGAAATTATTGCCCTTGAAAGCCCCAGGAATGACCAGGAAGAGGCGGAGATGGTCCGGAAGATTTACAGTGACGTGGATAACCTGGTGGCGGGAGTGAAAACCAGGGTCGAGTGTCTGAGAATGGAAGCCCTGTCCACAGGAAAGCTTTCCATCAATGAGAACGGCTTCAAGGCAAGCATTGATTATGGAATCCCGAGCACGCATAAGGCTGATAAGACATGGGGGAGCGGTGACCCCACTATCCTGGAGGATATGGATGCCTTTGTGGACCGGATTGTAAAAGACACCGGGTTCACACCAACACGGGCATTGACATCCAAGACCAATCTGAACCGCATTTTACGGGACCACAGGATACGCGCTGCAATCTACGGTGTGAACAGTGACCGGGTGCTTACCAGGGCGGAGCTGAATGCTTTCCTGGCCCAGCAGAGCCTGCCGCAGATTGCCATTTATGACAAACAGTACCGCCAGCAGGATGCAAAGGGGAAATATTCGTCCGCGCGCTTCCTTCCGGAATCTGCATTCATTATGATGCCGGATGGGAAACTGGGGGATACATTCTATGGCCTTACGGCTGAGGAGCTGGAGCTCCGTAAGAATCCGGATGTGGATGTGTCTGCTGTGGGGAACATCGTGGTGGTACAATATGACACGGTAGACCCTGTCGGCCGGTGGATTAAGGCAGTTGCCACGGCCATGCCGTCGTTCCCGTATGCAGACCAGGTATTCATTGCTACCATTTCGTAAGGAGGGGCCATGGACCTAATGAAGCTGAAGGCGTTATTGGGGATACCTGAAGGCGACACAACGCAGGACATCGCCCTGCAGTTCCTTATGGAGGATGTGGATGAGACTATCCGGAACTACTGCAACTTAAAAGCAGTTCCGGCAGGCTTGACCAGCACATCATATCGGATGGCAATAGACCTGTACCGGTATGAGCGTCCCGGGGATGGGGAGGCGCCGGCCCGGGTATCATCCATATCGGAAGGGGACACATCCACCAGCTTTACAAGTGCGGTGGATGCCTTATCAGGCGGTATCCTGAAGGATTACCAGGGGCAGCTTAACCGGTACAGGAAGCTGGGGTGGTAGAATGGTAAGTGAGACAATCAAACAGGCACAGAGGATGCACAGGAAGGCCATAGAGGCCACTTACGATGGAACATGCAGGATTTACGGCATGAAGCCCATAAGAGACCCTGTGACAAAGGTGACGAGGCAGGAGGAGGCCCTTGTACAGGATGGTATAGCCTGCCATTTGTCTTACTCCAGTACGGCGCCGGCGGCCGGCAGTGATACGGTTACGGGTGTGGCACAGACCATCAAGTTGTTTCTGGATCCGGAGCCTGTGATTCCCCCAGGCAGCCGGATTGAGGTCACCCAGCAGGGCCGGACCGAGAGTTATGCTCAGAGTGGTAAGGCCGCGGTATACTCCTCCCACCAAGAGATTCTTCTGGAGATATGGAAGGAGTATGCGTAATGGCAAAGAGCGGAAGTTTTGATTTTCGGGAAATAAAGAAGCTGCAAAAGCAGATAGAACGTCTGGAGCAGGAGAGGGATGCCTTCAACCGGGAATGCATCCAGGAATTAGCCTCCCGCCTGCTGAGGAAAGTTACGCAGAGAACACCGGTAGGCAAGGCTCCTAAGCTGGATGGACCGAAGACAGTAAAGGTAAAGGGTTCCGATGGTAAGACAAGGACCTTTCTGTCAAAGAATGGAGTTATAAAGCGAAAATACTGGGCCGGATATCAGGGCGGGACGTTAAGGCGCGGCTGGACGGTGGGTGACATCCAGAGGATAGGGGATAGCTACCAGATTGAAATTATCAACCCGACCGAATATGCGTCCTACGTGGAATATGGTCATCGGCAGACACCTGGGCGCTATATCCCAGCCTTAGGCGTAAGTGCAAAAAAGGCTTGGGTCCCGGGAAAGTTCATGCTTACCATATCGGAAAAAGAAATCAATGACCTGGCGCCGAAGCTGATAGAGAAAAAGCTGGAAGCAAAACTTCGGGAGGTGTTCGATGCTTAATAATATCATGGATGCTGTCACCAGGCGGCTGAATGAACTGTTTGGCGATGGTTATGAAATTTACACAGATGCGGTAGAACAGGGCCTTAAGGAGCCTTGTTTTTTTGTGCAGTTTCTGGAACCGTCTGAAAAGCCGATGATTGGACAGAGATATTATCGTGAGACGGCTATGTGTATCCAGTATCTTCCTGGCGATACCCCCCAGCCCTCTCGTGAAATGAACCGGACGGCGGACATCCTCATGGACGGGCTGGAGTATATCACATTAGAGGATGGAAGCCTGCTGCGGGGGACCGGCCGCAGTCACAGGACAGAGGATGGCGTGCTCACCTTCTTTGTCAGTTACAATATGTTCGTCATAAAACTGGAGCCACAGGAGGCGTCAATGGAGGGGCTGGAGGCCAACACACAGTTAAGGAGGTTTGAGAATTGAAAGAAACAAAACAGGGAGAAGCAACATTTTTAAAACAGGAACTGCTGGAGGCGGAGTGCTACCAGGGAAAGAAGGACCTGGTGAGTGCCCTGCTGGAAGATGGCAGGAAGTATTCATTGAAAGAAGTGGATGCGGTAATAGATAAATTCATGAAAGGAAAGGTGAAATAAATGTTAGGAGGCGGAAGCTTTACGGTTCAGAATAAAATACTTCCCGGGGCTTATATCAATTTTGTGAGTGCTGCCAGCAGCGTTGCGGTACTATCAGACCGTGGGACGGCGGCAATCCCTCTGGAGTTTGGCTGGGGGACGGAAAAGGAGGCTTTCATTGTGACAGCCCAGGATTACCAGGAGCGGTGCCAGGAGATATTCGGGTATCCGGCAGATGCGCCGCAGATGTGGCAGGTCAGGGAATTATTCAGGAACCTGACGAAAGGTATCTTTTACCGGCTCAATGGAGGAGTTAAGGCTGCTTGTGATTATGGACAGGCGAAATACAGTGGTGTACGCGGCAAGGACCTGATGCTGGTCATCAGCGCCAATGTGGACGACAGCACGAAGTTTGATGTGAAAACCATGCTCGATAAAAAGGAGGTGGACCGCCAGACCGTGGCAGCGGCATCAGAGCTCAAGGATAATCTGTACGTTGTGTTCAAGAAGGATGCAACTCTGGCAGCAACGGCTGGAATCCCATTTACTGGCGGGACGAACGGGGAAGCGGTCAACGGAGAGGACTATGCACAGTTCTTGGCCAAGATGGAGTCCTATACATTCCAGACATTGTGCTGCCCATCCATGGATGATGCAGTCAAGGCTGTATTTACAGAGTATACCAGACGGATGCGCGACGAGGCCGGCGTGAAGTTCCAAACAGTGATGTACCGCATGGCTGATGCGGACTATGAGGGAATCATATCCGTGGAGAACAAGGCGGCAGAGCTGGAGCAGGGGCTTGTGTACTGGACCTGCGGGGTTCAGGCGGCATGTGCGGTTAACAAGACCAACGAGAACCGCGTATACGACGGTGAACTCACGGTGGATGTGGATTACACGCAGGAACAGCTTGCGAGGGCTGTCCGTTCGGGAAAATTCATGTTCCATCGCGTAGGTGATGATGTGCGAGTCCTGATGGATATTAACACATTGGTGACCTTTACGGAAGAGAAGAAGGAAGATTTTTCGAATAATCAGACTGTGCGCGTCCTGGATCAGATAGGGAATGATATCGCATCCATGTTCAATACAAAGTATCTGGGCATTATGCCAAATGATGATGCGGGTCGGGTGAGCCTCTGGAATGACATTGTGACCTACAATAAAGAACTGGCAAGGCTGCGGGCGATTGAGGCCGTGGAGTCCAAAGAAATCACGGTAGAGCGCGGGAACAGCAAGCGGTCTGTGGTGGTGAATTGCCCAGTGACACCGATTAACTGTATGTCACAATTATATATGACAGTGGTTGTTTCATAAGGAAGGAGGTACATATATGCAGTCAATGAATGCAAAGGATGCCGTGAGTGCATCCCTGGCGGAGTGTTTTGTCACGATTGAAGGGAACCGCTATAATTTTATGCAGGCCATTAACCTGGAGGCCAGCATAGAGAAAACAAAGTCTGAAATCCCTATTCTGGGGAGGACCGGAAAAGGAAATAAGACAACCGGCTGGAAGGGGAGCGGGTCCGCGACCTTCCACTACAATACCAGCATCTTCAGGGAGCAGTTGTACCGATACAAGGAGACTGGACAGGACGTGTATTTTGATATCCAGATAACCAATGAAGACCCGACTTCCAGTGTGGGACGGCAGACCATCATCCTGAAGGATTGTAACGTGGACGGAGGAATCTTGGCGAAGTTCGATGCGGATGCAGAGTATCTGGACGAAGACCTTGATTTTACCTTCGAGGATTGGGAGATGCCAGAGCAGTTTAGTCACTTGCAGGGAATGCAGTAAGAAAGAGAGGATAAGAGAAAATGGGAGATTTAAGCTGTTTTTTAGCGCAGAACGCAGTCAAGGCGGAAAACGTAAAGCATGTGGTATCAAGGCGCTTTCTGGATAAGGCAGGAAGGCCAATGGAATGGGAAATACAGTCCATCACATCAACCGAAGATGAGGCGTTAAGACGAGAGTGTACTAAAAGGGTGCCGGTAGTTGGTAAAAAGGGACAGTATACCCAGGAAACAGACTATAATCAGTATCTGGGGAAACTGGCATCTAAATGTACGGTATTTCCGAATCTCAATGATAAAGAACTCCAGGACTCCTATCATGTGATGGGGGCGGATACGCTTTTGAAAGCTATGCTGACAGCGGGGGAGTATGCTAATTATCTGGAGAGGGTGCAGGAAGTCAACGGATTCGATGTGCCAATGGAAGAACTGGTTGAAGATGTAAAAAACTAATTGATGGGGGCGATATGGAAGCGAATCTTGCTTACTATTGCCTCCATAAGCTGCATAAGTGGCCGCATGAGTTCCTGGCTTTGGATAGATACGAAAAGGCTGTCGTGATTGCATCTGTTGAAACTAAGCTGGAGCATGACAGGAAAGAGGCACAGAAGGCCAAGAGTAAAAGAAAGAGGTAGAAATAATTGGCAATCCACGCTATAATAAGGATAGATTATTATGGCGTGGAGGTATTGAGGATGGGAGCACAAAATAAGGTTATTGCTGGTGATTATATTGGTAAGATGACAGGGGTTAGTTTGGGGCAATTATATATTGCTACATCTTTTGGAAAGCCAATGTATTTAAATAAACAAAATATTGAAGCATATGAACTAATAACAGATGAGCAGAGAAAGAGTGCTGCCAGTGGAGTTATTAGAGGAGCTGTAGGAGCTACTTTGTTGGGACCAGTCGGATTATTGGCAGGACTATCAGCAAAGAATAAAGGAATTTATACAGTTGCTATAAAGTTTAAAGATGGAAAGAACAGTTTGTTAGAGGTAGATGACAAATTTTACAAAACATTGATAAAAACGATGTTTTAGAAATATGAGGTAACAAGAGCACCCGGAGAAATCCAGGTGCTTTTGCTATGGATGAACTAACACAATTATTGATTGTTGGTTTTTGACACAAAGAAAAAGGTAGAAAAAGTTTCTAATCCACGCTATAATGAGGATAGATTATTATGGCGTGGAGGTATTGGGGATGGGACTGTTTGGGGGTAATAAGGAAGCCTGTTCTATATGTGGTGGACAGAAAGGTGTTAAGCAGATAGCAGATGGATATGTTTGCAAGGATTGTATTGTTAAATGCGGGGTATGTTTAATTACACTTTCATGGAAAGATATTTTTCTAAAAAGAGTAAAAGATGCTATTAATGACAATGAAATAAATCAACAGAGAAGTAGAATATTTCATCAAACTAAAGTTATTGAAAAAGAACTTCTTATTGATGAACAAAATAGGCTGTGGAAATTAAAATCATACGGGAATCTGTATTTCACATATGGCGATATTATTAATTATGAATGTCAAAAAAATGGTATTGGAGTTTTGTCTGTAGGTGTAGGTAGCGCCTTGGTAGGAGGATTATTATTTGGTGGTGTCGGTGCGATTCTGGGAGGATTATCGGGCTCTAAAAAGAAGGAAGAAATAAATGAATTTAAAATCATTGTTAATCTTTATAATAATTCGTATCCTCAGTTAAGCATAAATTTGTTACCTACCGGAAAAGTAAAATCAGATTCAATACTTTTTAAGTCTTACTGTGAAAAGGCTGAAAAGATAATGTTAGGGTTAAGTAATATGGGAGGTTTGGAGAAAAGTATTGAAGGCGGTAATAATGCGGAAATGTCACCAGCAGATGAGATTCTAAAATACAAAAGTCTTCTTGATGCAGGAGCTATTACCCAAGAGGAATATGAAGCCAAGAAGCGACAACTTTTAGGTTTGTAAAAGCAGAGCACCCGGAGAAATCCAGGTGCTTTTTAGCGTGCCTATATATATGAGTATCAGTTGTCACTACTAATCTCAGCCAAAGAGAATTTTAGATATTTCCAGGTATCGTCTTTTATTTTTTTTAATTCGTCCCATGTGAGGCACACATGAATAGGATTGGTTATATCCTTACTAAAAAGCAAAAATTTTTCATTATCTGTATTTTTTATTATATAACCAAGGGAATCAAAGAATTTATAGATGTCACTATCATCTAAGATATTTTCCTTGTATTCTAATCCAAGCAAATCCGCAAGTGGAATTTTTAATCCATTGGCTATCTGCTGTAGTTGTGTAATGTCTGGGGTGCGTTGATTTGTTTCATAGCGACGAATACTCATAAGGGATATATTAGAGGCAGAAGCCAACTGAGATTGTGTTAAATTAGCTGCTTTTCGATAATGCCGTATTGTTTTTCCAATATTTTCCATAATTTCACCTCATTTCTTAAGTATAGTATAACACAAAAGTACCGAATGGAACAGCGTAAAAATTAATGCTTGACAAATGTTCCGAAAGGAACTAAAATGTGTATAACGAAGTGTTCCGAATGGAACGTTGAAAGGAGGTGAAATTAGATGAAGAGAGTTGTAGCAGATATGGACGATGACTTATGTAAGCAGCTTAAACTCTACGCTGTGGAAACAGATAAGTCAGTAAAAGACATCATTGTGGACCTTGTTAAAAAAGAACTTGAAACAAAAAAAGAGCAAACACAGTAACTTTGGCCGGTAACGTGTTTACTCCGATGCGGAACCCGTTAACAACAGGAATCCATGTATTTAATTATAAAGGATTCCGCCTGTATTTTCAAGGAGGAAAATTTATTTCATGAAAAAGAATGAAGTCATGGTATTTGAGAATGAAGAGCTAGAATTGCAGGTTCGGACACTTCTGAATAGTGATGGAAGCATATCAGTCAGTGCAGAAGATACCGCAATGGGATTTGGGTGGTACAGAATTAAGAATGGTAAAGATTATGTCATGTGGGATAGGTTTAACGGATTTTGCGATGAATTAGGCTTTCCACACAAGTGTGGAAAAGATGATTATATCCCCGAAAGCCTGTATTATCTCCTTGGAATGAAAGCCAACAATGAGAAGGCGCAGAAATATCAGCGTTGGCTGGCTATAGAAGTACTCCCCACCCTTCGCAAGACCGGATTATACGAGATGCCAAAGAAAGAGAAATCAACTTCCCCGAAACGTCTCCCGCTTTCCAGTGTCAACATGATGGTGAAGAACGTCATGAGCACCTTGGAGAAAGCTAAAGTTGAGCCTGTATTTGTTGCCGCTGAGGTAAAGCGTCTTTATACTGATTTAGGATACGATGTGAAGGCTCCGCTACTGACAGACAAGGAAAAGATGCCAAAACTTTACGACTGCACAGAGATTGCCAAAGAGTTGGCCATCTACTCCACCAGTGGTAACCCACATAACCGGGCAGTGGGTGCTATCATCAAAAAGTTACATATTCCAGAAAGTGAGATTGTGACCACAGCTTTTAGCAAGAATGGTTACGAGGATGTAACAATCCAGTATAAACCGTCAGTTTTAGAAGATGTGAAACTATGGCTGGCTGAGAACAACTATCCAACAAAAATACCTTATGTAGACTCCAAGGGCAATTCTAAGACCTGCACGGTAGCTTATAAGGAGGTGGCGTAAGATGAAAGAGTTGCAAATTTTTAACAGCGAGGAATTTGGACGGATAAGGTCAGTAGTAATTGACAACGAGCCGTGGTTTGTTGGGAATGATGTTGCTAAGGCATTGGGGTATTCGAAAGTTTGGAATGCCATAAAAACCAATGTAGATGAGATGGATACCAGTTTAATGGGGGTCATGGATTCATTGGACAGGAAACAGCAAACTACAATTATCAACGAATCAGGCTTATATTCCCTTATTTTTGGAAGTAAACTGGAAACAGCTAAACAGTTCAAGCGCTGGGTAACATCCGAAGTTCTTCCGGCCCTTCGTAAAACTGGTACATATTCCGTGACCACTACTTGTCAGTACCCAGTATCGGCGGCTATTGAAAGTGCAACAAATGCGGGTCGTCTCTTTGAACGTATTATGAAAAGTGAGGGTATTCCTCCCCACGAAATTGCAATGGCAGTACGAGATATATTCCTCCAGGCTGGCATTAATGTGCCAGATTATGTTGTAAGGATTCCTGCGTATGAGCAGTTGGCAATGACCTTTGGTAAAAGTGGGGAGGTGGCTTGATTATGACATATCCAGTGGACGTAGAAGTCTATGCAGATTGTAAGGTTGCAGATTTGAAAAACTCAGATGAAGATGACAGAGAATTATTCAAGGCCATAGCAATCAAAATCAATCGGGCATATTATGCTGGCCTGGAAGATGGAAAGAAGGAGGCCGCAGTATGCAGAAATTAATAACCATCCCCGTGAAACAGTATGAGAAGATGTTGAAAAGTTATGATGATGCAATCAAGGAACTGGTGGTCTTGCGGGAGCAATTGGAAACACATAAGAAGCAAATAAGCTAGAATAATCAGAGCGTCCATCAAGCGGAGGACGTTCTTTTTATGTGATTTTTTGGTAGTAGAAAGAAGGTGAATAAGTGGCAACAATTCAGAATGCTATACAGCTGTTTGATGGTATGTCTCCGGTCCTCAAAAAGATAGCTAATGCTACCAATATTGTGATATCTTCCTTGGAGGAGATGGCAAAGGTGTCGAGCCAGCCTTTTGACACTGCCCGCTTGTATGATGCAAGAAGGCAGTTAAATGAGGCAGAGACGGAAATGAACCAGATTGATGAGGCAATAGAACAGGCCAGAAAGGGGGAGGAAAAACTTAACCAGAGCATGGCGCAGGGGACTAAGGAGGCCCATGGATTAAAGGAAACCTGGGAAAAAATCTCTGGTACGCTTGGAATGGCTGGAATTGCAGTGGGGGCAAAAGAAATTCTGACTGGTGCGAATGATAAAAGAGCGGCGGGTAATACTTTGCAGGCCCAGACCGGCATGCAGGGAGATACATTGGAAGTCGCAAAGCAGAGTATGACAAATCTGTACACTGATAATATGGGAGAAAGCCTGGAGGATGTGGCCCAGAGTATGTCAAAAGTTTATCAGATTACGGGACAGACAGGTGTTGGGTTGGAACAAATGACAAGGGCGGGAATACTCCTGAGGGATACATTTGGTTATGAGGTGACTGAAAGTATGAGAACTGCGGAAATGATACAAAAGCAGTTCGGCGTATCCGGTGCACAGGCATTTGACATGATTATACAGGGTGCACAGGCTGGGCTTGATAAGAACGGTGACCTTCTGGATACAATCAATGAGTACTCCGTGCAGTTTAAAAAACTTGGATTTGACAGTACTGATATGTTTAATATGCTGATTAATGGTGCTCAGAGCGGTACGTTTTCGGTTGACAAACTGGGGGACGCAATTAAGGAGTTTTCTATTCGTGCTATCGACGGAAGCAAGACGACACAGGAAGGATTCAAGGCCATTGGGTTGGATGCCAATAAGATGGCAATAGCATTTGGGCAAGGTGGAGATGTAGCGAAGCAGGCATTCCAGCAGACTATGGACGCAATCAGCCGTATGGAAGATCCGGTACAAAGGAACATTGCTGGAGTCAATCTTTTCGGCACTATGTGGGAAGATTTAGGTTATGAAGGAGTCATGGCATTAGCAAACCTTAATGGCTCGGTAGATCTGACAACCCAGAATTTGGAGGATTTGAATAATGTCAAATACGATGATGCTACAAGCGCATTGGCCTCCCTGGGGCGTACCATAAATATGGGATTGTCGGGTGTGGTTGGGAGCGTTGTAAACGTAGTAACCCGGCATATGAGTGATTTTACAGCAGGATTACAGGGAGATGCAAGCCAGATACAGGGAATATTTGGTGGAATCGGTCTTGCAGTAGGGATTATTGGGAGGGCAATATCAGGTAACTGGTCAATCATCGAACCTATAATGTGGGGGATTTTAGGTATCTTAGGCACATATTTACTATATATTGGATATGTTAATGCTGCAGAAGCTGCTGGATTGGTTATCAAAGGAGCTATAGCGATTGCGAACGGAATTCACGCATTGGCTATATGGGCTACTACGAGTGCTACGTGGGCCCAAACAACTGCGCAATTAGGTCTAAATGGAGCAATGTATGCATGTCCAATAGTTTGGATAATTGGTCTGATAATTGCATTGATAGCGGTCTTTTATGCGGTAGTTGCGTGGATTAATAAAATAAAAGACACATCTGTTTCTGCAACAGGAATCATCTGTGCCGCCTTTGCATTTGCGGGAACTGTTATCTGGAATACGGTCATTGGTGTCCTTAATGCTATCATACAAAGTGCATGGTCAACGTTTGTCGAGCCATTCATCGGTATAATTGAATGGGTATTGAATGCAACAAACGGAGGTTTTGACAGCTTTGGTGGCGCAGTGGCCAATTTAATAGGCCAAATTATATCTTGGTTTTTATCACTGGGAAAGGTGGTTACACAGATAATTGATGCCATATTCGGGACAGATTGGACATCAGGCTTGTCATCATTGCAAGACAGCGTAATTTCATGGGGAAAAAGTAATACAGCCATAACAATTGACAGGAATGCGCCTGAACTGAATGGCAGAATAGCGTACAGTGATGCCATAAATGTAGGATATCAGTTCGGCCAGGGAATAGACAAAAAAGTGAGTGGCGTTTTTGATGGTATCAACAATCCCTTTGATGGAGTAGGCGGAGCACAGGATACATGGGACGGAATCCACAATAATACCGGCGACACGGCAGGCAACACCGCCGCAATGGCCGACTCCATGGACGTTCTGGACGAGGACCTCAAATACATGCGTGACGCAGCTGAACAGGAAGTAATCAACCGTTTCACCTTGGCCGAACTTAAGGTGGATGTCAAGAACAGCAACACCCTGACCAAGAAAACCGACTTTGACGACATGGGCCGGGCGCTGTCCATGTTCACCAGTGAGTTCCTGGCATCCGCAGCGGAAGGAGGGCATATCTGATGGCATACGAAGTGTACATAGACGACATGCTCCTTCCCATCCCTCCGCAGAAAATACCCATCAAGTATCCAGGCCAGAATGAGACAGCCACTCTGATTAACGGAGAGGAAATAAACATAACCCGGCCTCCGGGCCTTGCGGAAATCAGCATTGACGTGGTCCTGCCCCAGATGGACTATCCATGTGCCATGTGGGACGGGAGTGTGGAAGATGCGGAGGAGTTCATCAGCCGCTTGCAGGACCTTAAGGAGAGTGGGGACGCCTTTGAGTTCATCATCATCCGAGATTCCTTCGACACCAACATGGATGTGACCCTGGAGGACTACAAGGTGTCGGATGATGTGAAGGAGGGCCTGGATTTGGTGGTATCCGTCACCATGAAGGAAGCCAGGCATTATGGGACGAAAATCATGAATTTTACTATTATAGAAGATCAGGCGACTCCAACGGCTGAAACACCGGAGGAGAATCGCCCGGCTGAGCAGCCGCAGGCCAAAACGTATACTGTAAAATCAGGGGACTGCCTGTGGAACATTGCAAAGAAGCAGCTGGGGGATGGGAGCCGGTGGAAGGAGATTTATGATTTAAACCGGGATAAGATTAGCAACCCCAACTTAATTCACCCTGGCCTGGTGCTAGTGATGCCATAAGGAGTTGAAACAATGAATGTGCATGTATATATACAAAACGGACAGACAGTCTATGAGCCGGCCGTGAAAGGGAGCATAACCTGGGAAACCCAACGCAAGGGACAGCCAGGAAAATGCTCCTTCTCCATTATATCAGATGGAAAACTTAAAATCGAAGAGGGAAACGCCGTCCGGCTGGATGTGAATGGGACCCCCACGTTCTTCGGCTTTATCTTTGAGCGGAGCTGGGGCAGTGACGGAGAGGTCAAGGTCACGGCCTATGACCAGCTCCGGTACCTTAAGAATAAGGACAGCTACAATTATGAGAATAAGACAGCGGGTGAGGTTATCCAGATGATTGCTGGTGACTTCAATCTACGGACAGGTACCCTGGAGGACACTGGGTACCCGATACCTTTCCGGAATGAACCGGATACGGCACTGTTTGATATTATCCTGAATGCCCTGGACCTGACCATGATGGCCACAGGGAAGATGTTTGTGCTGTATGACGATGTTGGGAAGCTTACTCTCAGGAATGCAGAGGACATGAAGCTCAATGTGATGATTGATGACGAGACGGCCCAAGACTATGACTTTACAGTCAGTATTGATAAGAATACCTATAATCAGATTAAGCTGTTCCGTGAAAATGATGATTCAAAGAAGCGTGATGTATTTATGACCAAACACACGGAGAATATCAACAAGTGGGGTGTCCTGCAGATGAGCGAGTCTCTGGACAAGGGGGTGGACGGTCAGAAGATAGCGGAGACGTATTTGGGCCTGTACAACCGTCCCTCTAAAAGCCTATCCATCAAGAAAGCATTTGGTGATATCAAGGTACGGGCCGGATGCCTTATACCCGTGTTCCTGGATGTGAAGGACATGCAGCTCAGGAACTATCTGCTGGTGGAAGCCGTCACGCATTCAATTGATAAGGGTGTTCATACCATGGACCTAACATTGAAAGGAGCTGGAATAAGTGGATAATGATTGGATTGAGAACTTAAGAAATATTTCACGGCAGGCGGAGGAAGCGGCAAAACCGTGCAGCGTACTCTTGGGAACTGTGACGGGGACGTCTCCGGTGGCAGTGCAGATAGATCAGAAGATAACTGCCACAGCCGGCCAACTGCTCATACCGCGGTATCTGACGGACCATGTGGAACAGATGTCAATACCGGGAGTGGGTGATGTTGCGGTCACGGTGAAGAATGCCCTGAAAGGCGGGGAGGCGGTTATATTGGTACAGAAACGAGGGGCGCAGCAGTACCTTGTAATTGACCGGTATTAGGAAGGAGGTGCGTGATGCTGCCAAAGACAGGAGATATTTTAAGAGCGGATTTTACTATCCGAAAACAGCCGTCAAAGACATATAGGTTGAAGGATGGAAGGGTGATAGGGAATGTGGAGGGAATAGAGGCTGTAAAGCAGTCCGTATTCTGTATTCTGAACACGGAGCGGTTTGAACACATCGTTTACAGCTGGAATTATGGTAGGGAGTTTGCAGACTTGTATGGCGGGTCAATGGGCGTGTTGGAGTCTAAGATTAAAAAGCGGATTAAGGAAGCATTGATTCAGGACGACCGAATACGAAGTGTCGGGGCTTTTTCTTTTACACGATATAAAAATCAAGTCATCGTAACCTTTACCGTTTCCAGTGATGCGGGAGTGTTTGCAGTTGAAAAGGAGGTGTCAGTAAATGTATGAAGACGTAACATATGAGGAAATCTTGAAGCGTATGCTGGACCGTGTTCCAAGTGATGTTGATAAAAGGGAAGGGTCAATCATCTATGACGCATTGGCTCCGGCCGCGGTGGAAATCCAATTGATGTACACAGAATTACATGCAGTGTTGAATGAATTGTTCGCGGATACGGCTAGCCGTGAGTATTTAATCAAGCGAGCATTAGAGCGTGGCTTGCATCCGAAAGAGGCCACATATGCAGTACTAAAAGGTGAATTTGACTTGGATATTCCCATTGGCAGTCGTTTTTCGTTGGAAACATTGAACTATGTGGCAGTCGAACGTATTGCTAAGGGGCAGTATAAAATGCAGTGTGAGACTATAGGTACAGCAGGGAACACGCTGTTTGGGACACTCATACCGATTGAGTATATCAGAGGGCTGTCACAGGCAGAACTAACAGAATTGCTGATTCCGGGAGAGGACGAGGAAGGGACGGAACAGTTCCGGCACCGTTATTTTGATAGTCTGCATTCACAGGCATTTGGTGGAAATATAGCGGATTATCGTGAAAAGGTGAATGGCATTTCTGGCGTGGGAGGTGTCAAGGTGTATCCGGCCTGGGATGGAGGCGGGACCGTTAAGCTGGTAATCATTAACTCGGAATATGGAATCCCGTCGAATGAACTAATCCAGGCGGTAAAGGATGTGATTGATCCAGATTCGAATACAGGTGCAGGATATGGCCTGGCACCCATTGGCCACACGGTTACCGTAGAAGGAGCGGTAGAGGAGCGAATTTCTTTTATGTCCAATATTGTCTATCAGGCGGGCTACAGCTTTGAGAGATGCAGAGAGGATATTTTCCAGGCAATTGATGCATATCTTCATGAACTGAACATGGCTTGGCAGGATGATGTTCAGACAGTTGTGAGGGTGTCACGAATTGAGGGACGCCTGTTGGATATCGAAGGTATCGTGGATGTCTATGATACAAAGATTAATGGAAGTCCCGGTAATCATGTACTCTCTTCCGGTTCAATCGCGATAAGGGGGGATATAAGTGGATGATAAGAGGGGGCAGCCAGGCCGGATACTGGATTTAGCCAGGTATGTCCCGGATTTCCTGCGGGAAGTAAAGGAATTCAGACAACTCTATGGGGCGCAGGAAGGTGAGTTAAAACGGCTGTATGGAGACCTGGATTCGCTATGGAAGGACAGCCTAATTCCTGATGCCACAATTCAGGGGATTAAGCGATATGAGCTGATGTTGGGGCTAAAACCATATTCTGGAGACACGCTGGAAGAACGCAGGTCAGCAGTTTCGCTCAAATGGGACCAACAGCTTCCCTATACACTTCCCCGCCTTAAGGAGCGCCTGGCGGTAATCGTGGGGAACGATGGGTACATATTACGAGTGAGCGACAAGACGTATGAGTTGGAGTTGTGGATTGTTGAACGGCCATGTCGCGTATTACAGGAACTTCGGGATATGACACGGCAGATGATACCAGCCAATCTGTTGTTTATTTTTGCTGGTCTATATCCGATAGAGATACCAGTCAATACAGCTACATCAGGTAGGTTGGAATTGACCTCCAATTTCTATGCCCGATATAACCGTGAGTTCTTGTACTTGGATGGAACGTGGAAATTGGACGGGACTTATTTACTCAATGGGTACAAGAAGACAGTGGGACTGGACCTGTATCCCTTTGGGATGTTAATAAGGGGTAACCTATCGGCCAGGAATGTAGTAGATGGCAGAGCAGTTGGTATGATATCAGAAGTATTTGAGGAGATAAAGGTCCACACTGCATTACTGCTGCGATCGTCCATGCTGGCAGGGACCAGAGTGGGAGTGCAGCAATGGCTCAGAGGATACACGGCAGTCTCAGTAGATACAGAGGTGCGGACTGCCTGTCAGACTGACGCGACAGTGTACCCAAAAATGCAGGAAGTACTGACGCTACACAGTGACGAAGAGGTAAATGCCTCCATGGTTTCCGTGTCCGGGATATTACAGCAGGTATCTACCGGGCCTGAGATGATTTGCAAGCTGACTGTCGAGAACGACTTATGGTATCTTGATGGGACTTACCTGCTGAATGGAACCAAATTATTAGACGCAGAGATTTTTGAATATGAACTATGAAAGGATGGTAAGACAATATGGCACAAGGAGTAATCACAGAGATAGGACGCAAGAAACTGTGTAGGTCACATGCAGGGGACCAGACACTGCCAGCAATCACCCAGATGGCCTTTGGGTCTGGTGGTGTGGATGCGGATGGGAATGTTATTGAGCCAACCGGAACTGAGACGGCACTTAAGGCGGAACTGCTTAAGAAGGATATCGGCAGCCACAGCTATACG